ATACTAAAAGAAAAGATAGACTCGGGCGAAATGAAAACAAATGTTGATGTAACGCAACAGCCTAAACATCAGTATTCAAAATCTTGGAAGAATCAAGTAAAGCAATCATTAATGCCTGGCAGTAAACAAAAACCGAGGTCGGTTCTTGCTAAAGGTGCTGTTCCTGAAGAGTTGGTGAAAAAGTATTCGCTAACAGGCAGAGTTGAGTTAAGCAGAGACGGTAGCCGAATTGATGAATTTGTTAACACTCCTGATTTTATAGGACGTACTTATGACAGTGAATTAAAACGGTATGTCAAAACTAAAACTCTTCAAATTAGATACACTAAAAAAGGCATTCATGTATTCCCGACTATTAAAAAGGAGGCGTAGCAATGTTAGATTACAAAGAATGGAACGAAACTGTTCCTAAATTGTTAGGTAAAAAAATTCGTATAACCTGCACAGATGATGAAGTCTATAACACCACCTGTGATTATATCTCAGAAGCAGAAGATGACGAAGGATATAATCTGCCTGTCATTGTAACGCCTTTTTTTGAATTTGACAGAACTGATGTTAAAAAAATTGAATTTTTAGATTAAACCGCCCAGCAATGAGCGGTTTTCTTATACCCAAAATAGAAAGGATAGATAATATGAAAATATTTATATCACAGCCCATGCGCGCCAAAACAGATAAGGAAATATTATCAGAAAGGGCAAAAGCTATAGAAACTGTCAAAGAAAGATATCATGCTGATGTAGAGGTTATTGATTCTTTCTTTCAAAATGCACCTACTGACGCAAAACCGCTTTGGTTTCTTGGAAAGTCACTTGAGCTGCTTTCATCAGCCGATGTCGCTGTTTTCTGCAATGGTTGGAAAGACGCACGAGGCTGTCGAATTGAATACAATTGCTGTTCAGAGTATGGTATTGAACATATAGAACTTTAAATATCGGAATTTAGCACCTTAACAGGTGTTATTTTTATACCCACATGAAAGCAGGTGATATTATGCCAGATAAGGATTTTGACAAAAAGATAGAGCAAATGAACATCAAAGTTGCTGAAATTCTTTGCTCTATCGGTGTAAGTATGATAACTGCTATTGTTACAGTGATCCTATACACAAGGTTATGAATGCGGTAATGGCAGAAACGATAATCGGAACGGCAATGCTCTTTACGAGAAAAGATTTGATATCTTCCCAAGCCATTTGATTGGGGTGCAGACCTTTCTGAGTAAGAGCATATCCGAAATGAGTACGTTTGAGAAAGCCACTTTCTAACAGGTAGTCAATTATGCTGTCAATTTCATTGGTATATTTTTTGATTTCAATACCGCCATGAACTTTATGAACATTGCGGATACAATTGTCCTTTGCGTTGTAGTTGAAATCCGGTTCATCGAGTTTTTTACAGCATTTCAGAAAATACCAACTTTGCCTTGTCATATAATCATCCCCTTTACGGAGATTATATCATAGCTAACCATAAAAATCAACAGAATATCAGCGCTTGCAGCAGCAGGCGTTTTTATTATACCCAAAAACAAGAAAGCGAGGTAAAATCATGGACGAAAACAAGAAGAACGTTCCTGAAGAGGAAGAGAAGAAGCCGACAGAGACCCCACCCGAGGGAGAGCCGAAAGAGCCCGAGAAGTCTGCTGAAAAGAAGTCTGATGAGCCGAAGAACGAACCTGCCAAGGCAGAGGAGAAAGAGCCTGACGGCAAGCAGGCGGACGAAGGCGGCGAGGGAGCTGCCGAGAAGCCTGAGCCTGTGGCTGCCCCTGATTCCAAAGACGAGGAGATCCTTCGCCTAAAGACTCAGATAGCAGCAATGCAGTTGGGAGTGAAGCCTGACTGCATGGAAGATGCCGTTGCAATCGCTGAGAGCTATGTCAAGGCAGGCAAAAACGACGACATCAATTCCGCACTGACGGCTGTGATCAAGAAGTATCCTGACATGAAGTCAGACGGCGGCGACAGCAAGAAGAAGGGTGGCTTCAAGGTCGGAGCAGGTTCTTCCGAAAAAGAGGAAAATGCCGACAGCAGCCGTCTTGCAAGTGCATTCGGTTTAAGGAAAAAGAAATAAGAAAGGTAAGGTGCTAAAATGGGAAACACGATCAATTATGCTGAGGTGTATTCAAATCAGCTCAGGGAACTTTACGGTCAGGAGTCCACTTCTGATCCGCTCTATCACTCAAATGAAGATATTCAGATCACAGGCGGCAAGTCTATCAAGATCCCGAAGCTTTCGGTATCAGGTTACAAGGATCACACACGCGGTTCGCTCGGCTTTAACGGCGGTACTTACAGCAACGAATATGAGACAAAGACATTAGACCACGACCGCGATATCGAGTTTGTAGTAGATCCTATGGACTTTGACGAAACCGATACAGTTGTATCGCTTGCAAACATCCAGAGCCGCTTCGACAAAACACAGGCTATTCCCGAACTCGATTCGTACACGTTCTCGAAGCTGTACTCCGAGGCGGTAAGAGTAGGCTCTGAGGTCAAGACAGACGCACTGACAATTGCAAATATCCTCGCTGATTTCGATGATAACCTCGAAAAACTCGAAGATAAGGGCGTACCGCTTGATCGTATGATTCTTTTCTGCACGTCAGCGTTCAAGAAACTCCTCAAAAATGCTGAGGGTATTCAGAGAACACTGGATATCAAGCAGGGCGGCGGTATTGACAGACGTGTGCATTCTATCGATGATATCGGTAATATCGTTACAGTCCCCTCTGCACGTTTCAAGACAGTCTACGACTTCACTGACGGCTGCAAGCCGGGCGTTGGTGCAAAGCAGATCAACTACATTCTCATCGACCCCGAGTGTCAGGTTTCACGAAACAAGTACTCGTATATCCACCTTTTCTCCCCGGGTTCAGACAGCCGCACATCAGACAATTATCTGTACCAGAACCGCAAGTACAACGGCACATTCGCAATCGATGAACTGTTCATTGACGGCTGCATTATCAGCATAGGAACACTCGCTGCAACATTCACAGGCGACGGTTCTACAACCGAATTCACGATCGCAGGCAAGCCAGACAAGATCATCAGCGTAACGGTTGACGGTACTGCATCGGCAGCGTACACATACGACAAATCAACAGGCAAGATCACATTTACAACTGCTCCCGGCAGCGGTAAGGCAATTGTGGTAACGTACTAAGGAGGGATACCATGAAGGCAGTAAAGGCAAACAAGCAGTATACTATCGCAGAAACCGAAAAGGCAGCGTATCTTGCGCAGGGATATGATATTATCGATGAAAGCGGCGCTGTCGTTGAACATTCTCCACAGGCTACCGTAGCCTACTCAGAGTACGAAAAGGTGCTGAATGAAAATGCGGCACTCAGAGCTGAGCTTGAAAAGTCCAAGTCTGACAGCAGAAGAAAAAGGGGTGAGGTGTAATGTACCTCACCCCTGAAGAGTACAAAGGCGATGTCCCTGCGGACGAAGTCGAGGATTACATCAAAGACGCCTGCCGCGCGATCGACAGTCTGACGTTCAATCGAATCGTTCGCAAGGGATTTGAAAACCTGACGGAATTCCAGCAGGAGATCATCAAAGAGGCTGTGCAGAAACACATCGATTTTGTGTACGAAAATGCGGAGATGTTGGAATCTCCGCTTTCGTCGTACAGCATATCAGGTGTATCGATGAGCTTTGACCGCTCAAAAATCGTCACAGTTGGCGGCATTACTACCACAGGTAAGGTCTACAATCTGCTGATGCAGACAGGACTGTGTTACAGGGGGCTGATGTGAATGAAATATCCACAGCTTGTGCCGAAACGCATATGCACTTCCCCGATAACCGTGTACAGGGAATCAGGACTGAATCGTGACGGTTCGCCGAAACAGACAGCCGTTTTTTCGGGAAAATGTTTCTACAGCGAAAAGACCAAGCAGAAAATAACCGCCGATAAGCAGATAATAACGCTGTCAGGTGAGGCACTGTTCAATGGTGATATCGCACCCGATACGGATGTTATCAGCGGTGAAGTCGTTGTTCTGACGGGCATACGGCGCAAAATATACGCGTCTGAAAAGGCTAAGAATCCTGACGGAACAGTAAACTACACGCGTTTGGAGCTGATATGATGGGCGTTAGTATTAAATTGGATTATCGTGCGATACAGGGCGTTGAAAACGCTATAAGAACGTCAGCGCAAGAGGCTGTGGAGGCTGTGATGAGCGACCTTGTAAACAGCGAAACAATGCCGTTTGACACGGGCGATATGCAGAATAATCAGACATTCATTGATACCGACGAAAACAGAGTTTCAATTGTTACAGGCTCACCACAGGCACGGCGTTTGTATTATCACCCTGAATACAATTTCCAGCGCGGCAAGAACGAAAACGCAGGTGCGCTTTGGCTTGAACCGTATATCAATGGCGATAAGAAAGATCTCCTGTTGGATGAATACACAGAAAGGCTTAAAGAGAAACTGGAATGAAACTGTTGAAGCTGATTGAAATAGCTGATCTGGTCGCAAATTCAATTGATTTTGAATCGGTGACATCAGGCTGCATTGATACATCTGCCACACAAACGATAGGTGTGTATCAGCGCGATGAGACCGAGATCCGCGAGTGCATCGGCGGAGAATCAAGCTATCAGACCGCAAAAGTCAGAATACTGATACACTGGACGACCAATCCGAACACCGCCGAGGAAAAAGCGGCAGAGATCGCTGAGATACTCAGCGGACTGCGTGATATGCCGACTGCGGAGCATAGCATAAAGTTTGCAAATTCGGTCAAGATCCGCAGTATAGGAAAAGACGAGAAAGGCATCTGCGAGTACATCGTAGATGCCGATATTATATACATCGAAAGGAATGATTAACTATGTCAGAAAAGACAGGTGTATTTCCCTGTTATGAAAACCAGTTCAAGGTTGACAAAACGGGAGGAGATGGCGCAACAGAGAGCAATCTTGCGACTATAGCAGATATGGAAAGCTATTCAGTTTCCATTGACGGCAACGTCGAAGAATGGAAGCCCTACGATCAGGAAGGCTGGACACGCAGACTGATGACGGGCAAGTCTATCACTATATCCGTGTCGGGCAAGCGCAACATCGGCGATGCCGGCAATGACTACATCAACGGTCTTGCACTAAAAACAGGCGCGGCGGCTACCACAACATTTGTGTGGACGTTCCCCGACGGCGCAAAGCTGACAATGAAAGCAGTAATCAGCGTTACAGAGTGGTGCAGCGGTGATTCTACTGCGGTCGGACCGCTGGCGTTTGACGCTGCCTCGGACGGCAAACCGACTTTTACCCCGGCGACCTGACGCAGGCTGCGGCATCAGCGTCGCCTTTAAGAACGACAGCAAAAAGAACCCGTAAGAAAGTAGAGGTATCAGAATAATGGGAAAAATGTACACACTTGATAAAAAGCTGCTTTGCGGCTCTCCTGAGATCAGGATCGGCGGAAAAGTATATCCTGTGGACGACAGAAAGAACACGGTGATCAAGGTTACAAAGCTTTTCAACGATTCCAAGGGAGATGTTGAAAAAGTAGACGAGGCACTGGAACTTGCCTTTGGCGAGAAGTTCAAGGAAATTGATGAAATGGATCTTTCGTTTGCCGCGTATCAGAAGCTTTTCGAGCTGGTCATCGCGGCTATGACGGGCGAAGAGCCAAAGGACGAGGATTCGTTTCCCGAACAGTGAGGAAAAATGGTACGACCTTGACCACGACCGCACGCTGATCGAGCAGTCGATAGCCAAGCAGTACCACATTCTCCCAAGCGAGCAGGGATCTCTCCACTACTCTGATTGGCGGCTGCTTATCGGAGGTTTAATGGAAGATACGCCCTTGGGACAGACTGTGCTGATCCGCAAGGAAAACAGCCCTGATCGACTGAAAAATTTCACACAGCACGAACATCGAATCCGTAATAGCTGGCGGAACTTCCGCGCACAGCAGATGAAATCAGTTCAGGCACCTGAGCAATTTGCGGCGATGTTTGAACGAATGTTTAAGAATATGTTTTAGGGCACTCCACGCGAGTGCCTTTCATTTTTGTGAAAGGAGGGAAAATCATGCCAACATCGGTCGGAGTAATATCACTGGATTTTGTTATCAAGGACAAAATTCTGCCGCAGATAGAAAAAATTACGGCACAGGCACAGAGCTCTGCTGGAAAGCTGGGCGGAGCTGTCAGCAAAGCAGTAGAAGAACCGCTGAACAGCATAGGCAAACAAGCCGCAGAAGCCGTTCAGAAATCCGTTGGTACAGCCGGGAAAAAGGCTGCGGAATCCGTTGAGCAAGCCATGGAGCAGGTCAAGGAAGTAACTGACAATGGCGTTGAAGCAGCATTGCAGCGGTTCGTGGAGCGCGAAGAAGCACAGGCAAAGTCCATGACAGAAGCTGTGAAGAATGCCTCTGCACGCATATCTAAATCAACAGGAAACTATGTGCAGTACAATACCGCCGAGATTTTAAAAGAGATTGAGGCGATATCTGAATCAATAGGAAAGCCGCTCACCCAGACGGTCGAAAAAGCTAATGCGAAGTTAGCAGAGTTCGGTAAGTTTCAGATCGATACAAATCCTGCAAAACGGCTGCGGCAGGAAATTGAAATGACGAGCCAGCAAATGGCGATACTGCAAAAGAAGTGGCAGGAGCTTTCCGCTGCCGAGCCGTCCGACAAGACTACATCACAGCTTGCGGCTGTTGAGCAGCGTATTTTATCAACGCAGAAAAAGTTGGACGGTCTGAATGCCAAGTGGTCGGAAATGCACACACGGTCAAGCACTGTACTGAAAAAACTGGGTTCAGGATTCGGTAAAGTATTCGGCAAGATAAGGAGCGTAGGCGCAAAGGCGTTTTCATCACTCGGGAGTAAGATATCAGGCATAGGAAAATCTGCGCTGAGCGTGATCAAACCTGTCAACAAATTAGGAACGACCCTGAAAAACACCTTCAAGCGCGTTTTCGTTATGGCAGGACTGTACGCTGCCTTCCGCGCCCTGAAAGACGGATTTATAGAAACCGCCAAGGCTGACGAACAGTTTTCCAATTCTTTGAACGCTGTCAAGGCAAATTTAGCAATCGCATTCACACCGATAATGCAGGCTATAATGCCTGCGCTAAACACTCTGATGAGCGGTCTTGCGGCGGTCACAAAGTCTATTGCAGGGTTCATATCGGGCATATTCGGTACGACCTACAAACAGGCGGCGGAAGCCACCAAGAAGCTGAAATCAACGACAGAAGCCGCTAAAAAAGCCAAGGTATCCATGGCTGGCATAGACGAAATGAACGTGCTGTCAGGCGGCGGAGACGATGAATCGGGTTCATCTGACAGCGGCATTGACTACAGCAAAATCGATATGACAGAACCTGAACTTCCCGACTGGGCAGAACGCCTGAAAGATTCGATAAAGCAGGGAGACTGGGCAGGCGTAGGTCAGATACTTGCAGAACGTGTTAATTCTGTTTTTAGCGGAATCGACTGGGAAAAACTGAGCAGCAAGATAAACAGCGGTATTTCCAAGGTAACTGACGGAATTAATGGCTTTGTTGATAATATCGACTGGGGCGTTATGGGCGATACAGTTGCAGGCGGTCTGAACACTATCACTTCGGCGATCAACACGTTCTTCGAGGGTATAAAGTGGAGCAAGATCGGCAAGGGTATAGCTGACGGTCTGAACCGTGCCATTAAGAAAACCGACTGGAAGGGACTTGGCAAGGCGCTTTCCGCGCGGCTAAAGGCGTTTATCGATGCAGGCTTCGCGTTTGTCACAAACTTTGACTTCAAGGGACTGGGCAAAGGTATAGGTGAAGCTGTCAATGCTTGGTTTGACAACCTCGACTTCGGCAAGGCTGGAGCAACGCTGTCTGAAGGAATCAAAGGTGTTCTTGATACAGCAATTAACTTAATTACTACGATTGATTGGGCAAGCATAGGCGCAAAGATTGTAGAGTTTATTATCAACATAGACTGGGGCGGAATTGCAAGCAAGTGGATGGAATTGCTTGGCAGTGCTCTTGGCGGCGCAGTATCATTATTGTGGGGAGCACTTTCAAAGATTGTTACAAGCATAAAGGATTACTTCTCCGGCAAGATAGATGAAGCCGGAGGCAATGTAGTCCTCGGGCTGTTCAACGGTATGCTCGATGCGCTGAAAGGTCTTATTACATGGCCGTATGAACACATTTACAAGCCATTCATTGAAGGATTTAAGAAAGCATTCGGGATCGCCAGTCCGTCCAAGGAAATGGGCACAATGGGCGGATTTATCATTGACGGTCTGTTCAATGCGATCTCGGACGGTATCGAAAAAATAAAGGAAATATTCTCGAAAATGCTTTCCGCTATTCTGGAGATATTCGATGATATTGACCAGTGGTTCAGCGATAAGTTCCGTCAGGCATGGGAAGCTATCAAACGAATCTTTTCGGGTGTGGGAACATGGTTCAGGAATCGCTGGAACGATATCACATCGGCATTTTCATCAGTAGGAACGTGGTTCAGCAATGCGTTTTCGGGTGCATGGAACGGCATAAAGAACGCGTTCTCAGGAGTGAGCAAGTTCTTCGGCGGTGTCTGGGACGGTATCACATCGGTGTTCAGTCATGTGACGGACTGGTTCAGAGATAAGTTCTCGGAAGCTTGGCAGGCGGTCAAGAATGTATTCTCAGCAGGTGGCGAAATTTTTTCGGGTATTGCTGAGAACATCGCAGGGATTTTCAAGGACGTTGTAAACTCACTTATCGACGGCATAAACTGGGTAATTGCTCAGCCGTTCAATGCGATAAATGACGCTCTTGACGGTCTCAGAGATCTGGAAATTATGGACTGGGAGCCATTTTCATGGCTGCCAACGATAGGTGTTCCTGAGATCCCACATCTGGCTAAGGGCGGTCTTGCGACTGCGCCTACATTGGCTATGGTCGGCGATAACAAAAACGCTGCCACAGACCCCGAAGTTATCGCGCCGTTGTCCAAACTGAAAGGAATGCTCGGCGACAGCGGCGGCAGCAGTGAAATAGTTGAACTGCTGCGGATCATTATTGAACTTCTGCGCTCGGGAATGAATGTAGAAATAATCAATTATCTTTTCAAAAATTCCAAGGAATTCAGCCGAGAAGTGCTGCAAATCGTGAATAGCGACCGCGCAAGGAGGGGTGAATAATGTTAGCGATAAAGTCCATAAACGGCACTCAGCTTGCCGTACAGCCGCTTTCAGACGGCTATAGTGTAATATGTTCCGACCTTTTGGCAGAGGGTTCAGGACGTTCCACGGAAACAGGAAAAGCGCTGCGTTACCCTATTCGCACAAACACATATAAACTGACGTTGAAATTCAAAGGCGAAAGTGCAGAAATCGCACAGGTCAATTCACTGGTAAGCGCGTTTACACAGACTGTCGTTTTTCTGCATAATGGCAGTTATGTTACAGCAGAGATGTATCCGTCAGACCGAACGACCGTTGACAATGGTTTTACGGCAGAATTATCCGTGAATCTGATCGAAATATAGGGGGGTGAGATATTGTATCAGGTATCAGCCGCATATATAGCGGCGATCGAAAGCGGCGCAGTTCAGCATATACACGGAACTCTTACGGACGTCAACGGTGACACACTCACTCTTGACGATAGCACAATGGTCGGAAATCCAAGCATAGACCTGCGCTGCGTTGAAGATGAAGAAGTGTTCATGATCGGTCAGATGTACACAGGCGAACTGAGCA